TAAGGGCTTCTTGAACTTTGGGATTATTAAAAACTCGATCACCTCGCACTTGTAAACTTTCGTAAACATTGGTGTTTGGTGCAGAAGTTACTGTAATGTTTTGTTGCTTAATGATCGGTGCGAACGGATTTGCACCGCGATTGATGGTACGTGGCTGAATTGCCACAGCAGTATTAGACATAATTTTTCCTTTGTTAAAGTTGAGTACCTATAACACGATAGGCAAGTACATAATATGATATGTCAACAATGCTGTCAACTTTATTCTACGTTAAATTGTCCAAATATTGGCCCAAATTGCCTGCATGTAACATTAACATTGTCGCAACTTCTTGATTTATAACTGTTATAACAGAATCTTTTTCTCTTACTGTAAGATAATATGGACCAAGATTAATTCTTGCCAATTTAACAAGATGTGTGCTTAATAATGGATGGGCGACTTCTATAGAATAAAGAGGTATTTTGGTTTCTTTTTTTATAAACTTGATACCTTTTGTACTTAGGCGTAGATGATTTTGATTAGTATGATTCCACCAAAATAACAGCCAATAATCTGAAGTGTTTTTTTCTTCGTCCATTCCTGCTTCACGCAGAAATAAACGAGTATACTCGGATTGATTAAGGGTAGATTTGGTCACCTTGTTTCATTAAGACCACTGTGAATTTATCAGTCTTGAACAATGTGTTTAGTTTTTTTGCAAGATTAATAGCGTGTCCAGAATTACTAAATGAAACTTTTTTATATTTTGGACCAGGATATGCTACAAGCATATTTTGACTTTTTAAATTAATGGGTTTTTCGTCGTAGAACACTGCCCAAATTCCTTCACTACTTAGGACTTGATCGCTTTTAAAGTTAGTTTTGTTTACGTGTTCTAACAACACTGTTGGTTTAGGTCTAGACATTTACTTTTCCTTCAACTACGTATTTATGCGAAAAAATACGCATATTATTAATATCTGCCTGCATCTAAATTTACAACTCCTGCAATCGCTTCTGTTTGTACCACTTCTTTTTTATTTACATCTGCCAACTGCGATAATAGGGCGAAAATATCTGAATGTAAATTTCTTGCTTCATCTGCACTAAGAGTCATTTGACGTGCATTTGTTTGATTCATTTGTTTTATTCTGTTGTTGAAATTTTGGAAAGAGATACTTAAGTTTTTCATAAAGTTTTCCTAGCTAGGTTAATTTCGTTTTCATTTTTAAAAGGACCAAGATATTCATATCTGTTTAAAGTAATATTTTTTGGACAGAAAACTTGCTTCCAAATGTTGTTTATTTTCACTAAAAAAAATCCTGCACAAAAAAAACTTTTACTCTTTTTAAGTTTTGTATACAAACCAACTTTTTTTTGTACATCCCAAATTTGATTATATGCCTTTCCTTGTATAGGATAACCGTAAACATTGGCAAATTTATCACTTTTATTTTTACTAGGTGTAGTGAATTTTATTTTATATTTCTTTTTTAAAATATTAAAAGTATCAAAATATTCTCTCTGATCATCATGAACATAAACAAATCCACCATCATGGCGTGCTTGTATGGTAGCGATCTTTTCTCCTTGATCTTCAACGACCCAGAATTTGTTTTTAACTACAGGAGTGGCTATCAATTTGCTCATTCTTTCGATAATGTGTGATGTGTTACTATTTTGCCTAATTCTTGTCCTAGGTCTTTATCGTCGGAGATTACATACATATCGTCCTCCACTCCATAAGATTGGGATACCCTTACAACATATCCTCCGTGTGCAGTATGTACATCGAAAGATATTTTTTTGTTAGGTAGTTTTTTATTATCCATTGAATATGCACCTAAATCAATTTGTGTTATCTGCGAAGCTGTTAATGGTGCCACACCTGGCATTGCCGATCCGGCCATTGTATATTGACTCATTGTTTCATTTGCTCCATCATAATTGATTGTGCTACTTGTTTAGCAAAATCTTGATCTTCGTGAATCATGTATAGTGTATGTTGATGTTCATCTTTTCTTTCAACATAAGTTGTACATTCAAGTATGTGGCCACCCACACATGGATATAGTCTAAAACTCATTGAGTTAGCTCTCAAACGAGAATCTGGTGTTGGTACTGCCTCGGAGTCATTTGTAAATAAACTAGACTTGATCGCCCTTCCTCGTTTAAGAGTATTTCTGGCTTTCGCTCTTTCTTCCTGCTCAAACTCATCGTTGTCGTCCCACGCTTGCTTGCTTAACCGCCAAAATAATCGTCTAAACCATCTCATTGTTCAACTCCAAAATGTTCTGCTACCGCACAAACACGATTGATAACTTCTAACATCTTACCATCACCTGGTTCGGGCAAATCTTTGCTGAATACTTCCATACATTCTGCCACAATCAACTCGGCGAACTTTTCATTGTATCGTGCCATTGAAAAAGCATTACCACCTATAGCGTTATTAGCCTGTTCAGCAAGTTCTCGAATTCGTTCGTTCATTTTATCTTTTCCTTTTCTTCTTCCTGACAAAGAACACGCATCATTTCAAACTTATCATTTAGTTCTTTTAGTCCTGGATGACGTTCCATCATTGCTTTTAAATTTATTTCTTCATGCATCTTCTTTTCGGCCCACGTTAGTGTTTGTTTAATATTCTCATTGAGATCAACATTTACCGAACCGTTGGCAACTGGCACCCAATTCTGCCCATCGTAAACTTCTAAACATCCACCATTATTGTTATTGTTATACCTCACCATGCCTGAAGCAGCCTGTGTAGTATTAATATAAGGTTTATTACCTTGATAAGTTTGTATGTTCACCCAGGCACTGTTTCCATAAACGTTATTAATCATATGTATTCTATTAATAAAAATGCCACTGTAAAACCTATGCCTAAATAAACAATAGCATGTATAAATTGATCTATACCAATCCACATCCAAAACTCGTTACTGTCTGGGGTCATTCTAACAGTAATTCGTCTGTGTGCCCAATCTATAAAATAATGAACGACAGCGTCGAATACAGCTAGTATAATACAGGCTTGTAAATTCAAAAAGTGCATTAGGATTACATAAGTTAGCGCACCATGCAATCCAGCATGTTGCAAGCCACCTATACGCCAAAAGTGACCTTTGTCTCTTAGCATACGATCAGTTTGCCAACAGAAGTCCGCTAAGAAATGTTTAACAAATAGCAAGGCTAAAACTAGCCAAGTAGTCATTCAGATAATACCTTCCAAATTCGTTCTTTCTCTACTTCGGCGTCGAATAGTTCTTTACAATGTTTTGGCATGCCGATGCTACCTATCACAGCATTACAGTCAGTGCAGCGATGGCTAACATTGCCATCATACATTGCAGTACTGCCGCATGGTAGATTCAAATTTCCAAGCTCGTCGATGGTAATCATCTACTTAACTTCTCCCACACAAGTTCGTGATCATACATAACTCATCCAGGATACTCCGCACCAAGAAACTCTGCAAAATTGGAACTCTGTTCGCTTAGTCGATTAAGCTCATACTTGCCACAAAACTTTAAGAACTGAGCACCTACCATTGGCTTAGTCTTTTTAACCGAACCTGCAGCAATAGTTTCTGCAATCATGGCCTTGACATCGTCAGGCTGTGCTGTAAGATCAACTAGAACACGATTACGTTCATAGTCGTCTAGCACTCTATGTTCCACACCGTTATGGTCCGTCCATCGCTGAAGCATAAGGTTATTCCAAGCATATCCTTTGCTATGTTTGTCAGCAAAAGCTTCAGTGAGACCAATTTTGTTTTTGGAACCCTTCGTCCTGACACCAGGATAGGCAGAAAAGATATTATCTGTTGGATCGCCCCGCATACACTTCTCAAACAGGATCCACGCCGGGTCAGGGATACACTTGGGTTCCTTAGTCTTTTTATCAATTACTAACTTACCTTTCTTATCGTATATACCGTCAAGGGTGTGTAGTTCATCTGCAACACCGTTGTATTGACGCACATTAGATGCCAGCAGCTGATAAAAGTCAGTGTCTGACGAGATAATGATATGTTCGTCACCAGGGTGGGAATGGATCCATCCGGCAATAAGATCATCTGCTTCGAGGTTATCATGTCTAAGGACTGTACAATTAGTTTTTTCAGACAGGAAATTCTTAAGCTCGTCAAAAGTCTCCCAAAAAAGCCTATCCTCTTCAGCCTCAGATTCCGTAAGAGCGGCCCGGGCCACCGCACGATTCTTTTTATATGGTTCGTAGAAATCTTTTCGCCAGCTCCGTCCCTCCAAACAGAATACCACATGATCGGCTTTATGGTCTCGCCAGGCTTTATTAACCGATCCAAGTGTAACATGGATAGCAAATCCTAAACGATCCCATGTGTCCGATTGACGGCTGGCAGCGTGACGAGCACGAAAGAATGTGTTTGCGGTGTCGACTAGTAAGTATCTCATATGGTAATAGTAGCATATTACAATAATCTAGTCAAGTGGGGTAAAAGAAATTCTGCCCATTTTGCGTGTCCGTCTGCAAAAAAATGATTCCATTTTGTATGTTTGTGTCCTTCTGCACTAAGATATTTGCTATAGCTAAAAATTGGCGAATATGGTTCTATATAATTTAAACCCCAATCATAAGTCTCAAAATTTGAATCTGCTGTAAGCGAAAAAAAAGTATGATCGCAGTTGAAAAATAAATGAGGAATAGACAACGTATTTAGATATTGATGAAAATTCCAAATTTCTTCGTGCCAAAATTTTGTCTTTTCCG